ACCAGCAGCAGCTTCTGTGCCACCAACAGCAGCGCTAATTTCTGGTATTGCATAAGGAGCAGCAACAGCAGCAACTGTGTACCAACCCCCTGGAATTTCCTCGTTTACTTTGTCATCAATCCAATGGCCAGCATCATCTATAGCCTCAACAATATCACCGCCAACGTCAAGGACTGCGCCACCAATATCTTCAACTACATCGACTACTGGATTAAACACAGCTCCAACAAATCCACCACAGCATCCCATTTTATATCTCCATTATCATTAAATATGGGTCTGTTTTTCTAGACTCATCAAGTTCATAGGAAACATTTAAAACGTCAACCATTTCAGCCAGCTGCTGAGAAATTTCTTTGTCAGAAACGTACATTTTTATAACTTGAAATCCTGCTTCTCTGCATTTATTAACAAATTCTTTAATTGCTTTTACATACTGAATACCTGTTCCACCATTAAATATGTAAAACAAGCCAGAACCGTCATCTTCACTTTTAAGCAAAAATAAACAATCTCTAATTTTTAATAAAATTGTGGATGGGTCTTGCTCTAAAGTTGCCTTTATTTCAGCCAAAGATTGTTGCGGAGTTGTTTGCAACCCATTATTTTTGATGTGATTAGTAACGATTTCGCTAGAAGTCATTAGAACAAACCTTTGACTGTGTTGTAAATGCTACCTAAACCGCTTCCAATACTTGTTATTGTGCTTGGATTACTTAAAGCTGAACTTCCTAGTTGGAATAAGCCACCAGTAAGCGCTGCTTGTCTTGCTGCTTCAGCGTTCATTTCAGCGATTCTTGCAGCTTCACTAGATGTATAAGCACCAGTTAAATCAGGGCCACTAACAGCAGCTTGTTGATAAGGTGTTACATAAGTTGGTGCAGTAGCAGCTCTAAATGCTCCTAATTGACTAAATGGTGCGTTTGTAGCAGCTAATTGATTAGTAAAGTTCTGTTGAGCAGCTTGATTGCCTAGTGTTTGTTGAGCTAATTGGTTTTGGAATCCTTGTTGATTAGCAAGATTAGTAAACCCTAGATTAGCTAACTGATTCTGTTGTTGCTGAGTAATCGCTTGGTTGCCAAATTGACCAGCTTGTAAGCCTTGGCCAAAGAATTGGTTTTGAGCTTGTAAGCCTGATAGAGCAGCTTGATTAGCTAAGTCGTTTTGCTTTTGAGCTAAGTCTTGTTGAGCTTGGTTATAAGCTTCAGAGCCACGCATAATGCCTTGTTGAGCCAACTGAGTGTCTAAAGACTTTTGCTGACGCTCTAGTTGAGGCGCTAAACGCTCCATGATTAGACCAGTAGCTTTATCCCAACCTGCCATACCTTGATCAGCTAGGCTTCTTTGTAGTTGTTCTGTTTGACCTGCAGTTTGCATTGTTGGCAAGTTGCCTGTAAACCCTTGAGCAGTATATTGGCTTGGGTCTACATAACTTTGTGCAGCTCTAGTAATGTTTTGCTGTAAGCCACTTAAAGCACCTTGCATTTCAGGTGCGAATGTCTGAGTAGCAGAATAAATTGGGTTGCCGTATTGGTCTGTACCTGTTTGACCATACTCTAAGCTACCAAACGGAGTGTATTGATTGACTCGGTTAGCAGCAGTAGCAGCTTGAGCGCCTTGAATATTGCCTTGAGTAGTGGCTTGAGCAGCTTGCACAAATGGATTAGTTCCATATTGGGACATAAAATTAGTGCCAGCATTTTGCAAATTTGTGTTGTAGCTTGGATCAGCAACGTTTGCTGTTGTGCTACTCATTAGTCCTTGACCGCCCATACTACTCTCCTTGTAATTTCCTTAATGGAGCGTTTAGATTCAACCACTTACAATCTTCTCGCTTCATCGTCATAATCATTAAATCACCATCATCATGTGCGTCTTTGATTACAACTTCTTCATGGAAACCAAGGTGTCGGTTTAGTTTGACTGCTTCTTCATTAGAAGCTTCCAATGTCACTAATATAACCTTTTTTTCCAATTTGTTAAAGGGGTAATCAAAACAAGCCCACAATAAATCTTTACTCATCCAATGTTCGCCAACTGATCCTATGTGCATAGAACAAGCATTTGGCAAGAACGCATAATAAGCAACTACCGCTACTACTTGGTCATCTTTAACCTGACCTATAAATTTTGCCTCTAGTGGCATTTTTTGAAACAAAATACGCTCAATCCAAGCTCTTAAATAGTCTTGATTGTCAGTCGTAATATGCCTCAAATAACGCCACCTCGCTCCATCACAAAGTCAGTCGATGCCCAGTGAACTTCAATACCTTTAGATGCTACGTTTAGAGAAATACTTGCACAATATCCAATACCAGATACGCCTTGCCAGTCTTTATTGACGGCTAAAGTACCACCCCAGAACACATCGTCCCAATCGCCCACATCCCAAACGCCTACAGCAAGAGCCGATGGGTTAAATGAAACCTGACCTAGTTGTTGCTGAGTATTAAAGTCTGTATTGATGGCACAAAATACGCTTGGCAAACCGTTGTCAGTCAAGAAAATAGGGCGCACTAGCGTAAATCGCTTGTTTTGACCCCTAGAATCAAAGTAGTTGTAAGCTTGTTGTACGGTTGCACTAATGGCATTTCCAGCATCAGCCCAGGTATCCCAAAACTTACAAACTCGGTCTGTGTCACCAAAATACAGGTTGTCATAGTGCATTTCAAAGGTAAATGCGTTGATGCCTGTAAATCTAGCCCAAGATTTAGTAATGTTGTTCATGACATACTGCTCTTTGCCAATATTTGTAGGGATATTGACCAAAAGCATATTGGCTTTAGGGAAATACTGAATCTCCCAACCAAAATTAGTGGAATAAAGTGATGTTGCCGTAGCAAAAGCACCATAAATCTTGTCAGTAAGGTTGACTCTAGGATCAAGACGGCTAGATTGCAAGGCAGAAGCCATAGGAACTAGACCTTCTTGAGTAATGAGCAATAAATCACCACCAAACTTAGCAAAACATCTTCTATTAAATGTCTGCCCTAAGTTCCAAACGCCTCTTAGCGCCCATTTTGTAGCATCACTAGGGTCAGTACCTTCATAAACGATAATCTCGCCCATATTGGTCACAAATACAGCGTAATCGTCTACGCCTTGACCAGCATCAATCGTCCAAGTTCCCATAGCTTGGATGTATCCACCCATTTTTGCTACAGAACCAAAGTCTAGTTTGGCAGCTAACCCTGAAACTGCTTGAGTTGGCAAATACCAAACGTTCATTGAGTTCTCTTCTACATAAAAAAGACGCTCTTTAAAGACGTTGACGTTGATAAATGTGTTGGAATTGACCCCTGTAATACCATAATTAACCACATAAGAACCCACAGGACTTGCGTTACCTGCAGGAGTGCCTGTCATGGTGTAAGTTAGGGTTGTTGAGCCTGTTACGGTCACAATAAATGTGCCGTTATATTCGCTAGGAGTTGCCCCTGATACAGTAATTGAGTTTCCAGTAGATAATCCATGCGCTACCGCAGTTGTCATTGTTGCAGTAGTCGTTGAGTAGGTAATACTGCTAATCGTTTGAGCTGTGGATGTTGTAGCAGTTGTAATCCAATCAGTTCCATCATACAAAAGCGCGTTATCTTGACCATTGACAGCAGTTATGAATAAATCACCTGCGCTATTTGTAAAGTTAGCGTGTTGAAAACGACTATTAGAAATGTTTGTATATACGGATACAGCAGGATCAGTTGATGCGTCATAAATAACTTCATCAGCTACTGCAAACAATGTCTGAGTAGATGTTCCTGCGTAGTTCATCAAGCTTTCTACATCACCATCAATTCCTGTGGAAAACTCTGTATAGCCTTTACGCATCAATATATCTGATGGGGTAGGAAAGAAATTATCCATTTGAACCGCATCCATAGGGTTCATTTCAGCTAATGAATCTCTAGCGTTCCAACCGCCTAATGGAGCAGGTAAGGAAGCCGTTACCGCACTTGCACGTTTAGCAACTGCCATAATTAACTTCCGTAGCCAGTATCAGGGATGTTTGCGTAACCAATAAGCACCTTAGATGGGTATGGTGCGAATGATAGGTTAGGCGCTCCTTTATCGTTAGATTTAGCTACGTTGAGGTAGCGAGTGTAATCTTGCAATAGAGATGTTGTATCAAAGCCTTTAATTTGGAAATACTTAAGCTTTAGACCCAACACCATAATGGTGTCATCAAATAAGCAAGTGTCTGTGTCAGAAGTAAAACTGTTCTTAATTGCTCCTGCAGCACTGCGAACCCAACCTTTTGAGCGATATTCAAAGCCTAAATACTCTGAAGTATTCATGATTGGCCATATTTGGAACATATTGCCAAGAATACGCCAACGAATACGAGGGCCAGTTGAGATATAACCAGACTTTAACCATT